CTACCATTAACCATTAAATTTCTTAAACGCGATATTTTATCCGTTAATCTAATAGCTAACCCAGTTAATGAGAATTTTTTATCATCGCTGTTATTAACGATATCTCCGCCTAAAGATATGTTATTTAACCCATAATCCATATGTTTAGCCGCAAACATTGCATACATTTCGGCTTGAATTCTGATAAATTCATTAGATAAATCTGGGTATTCTTTTTCAAAGATAGTTATTGTTTGATTAACTTCATCATCAATAAATTCTTGTATTTTTTTATTTGGATATTTAGAATCCATAATTTCTCTATCACTCATAACTTTTTCTAATTCCTTTTTTATTTCTGATTGTGCGTCAATACCAAAATGGCTTGGGTTTTCCTCAAAATATTTCGATATTGAACTACCCATTTAGCAATCCTTTAGTATTAAAATATTTATCTAACGCTGATAATCTATCATCAGCATCTACTAACATAATAAGTGCTTCTTCAGCATTTTTATAAAAATCTCCTGTGGAATGGTCTCCAATACCAACTCCCTTGTTACCTAATAATTCAAGTGATAACATAGCTTTTGCTTTATCTGCTTGTGCAGATGTTCTTAACATATCTACTAATTTACTCATTTTAATATAGTTTTAATTTCTTTTTTATCTAACCCTCTATCCGTTAATATACGATTTATCTCTGTGGTATCCAACAAAGTTAGGTACTCATTGACTTCTCTTGATGAACATTTAAAGTGGTCTCTTAAATTATCTATTAATATAACATTTCTTTTTTTAATTGATGATTTTATGTACTTATTCCATTTATTATTTTTAGGAATAAATTCTTTATACACATTATATATCATAATCTTTTCTTGGGGAGGGAATTCTTGCACAAGATTAACCACCTCTATATAGTCAGTATTCTGACTCATAAAGCGATGGATCATGTATGAATTAAATAATTCCCAATCCTTATCAGTAAAAGACGATGCAGGTGATTTTCTTGAATTAATCTCCTTTATCCAATCAAATATATTTTTCATTTATACTAATTCGTCTTTTAATTCCTCTCTCAATTCAACTGGGATACCTTCACCTAGTATTTTCATTGTTGTTGGGTCATAAAAAACGGGAATAGGCATAATAGCATCATTATCTGTTCCTGCTACGAATTTAGAAATTTTTCTTAGAATAACTCCACTCATAAAGATGCTTCCTCCATCTTCATTAGTTATTCCAGTTGTGTTAGTTAAATCTATGTTTAACTGCGGTGCTTGTGGTGCTTGACTCATAATTACTTGTTATTTATTAAATTTGTTATTAAACTTATACAATTTATTTCTTTATCTAAACGAAAATTAGCCTTATATTGATGATCATTTATTAATATAGCTGCAGTACCTTCTTTATTTGGTAGGTATTCACTAGCATTGTCAAATAGATATCTAAATAGATCTTCAAAATCATCAACATTTGAATCAGCGAGTATCTGTCTTATCTTTTTGATTTGTGGTTTTGGTAATTTTAATTCACCTACAATAGCAGACATATAACCAGTGGAAATAAGTAAAGAATCATCGATTTTTAACTCACCTCCAGTACTACTTGATTGGATAGTGTTAAGCATTTTTCTAATGTCAGGATAAAACCTGTTAACAATTTTCCCAATGGCAGTGGGTTCATAACTAATGCTTTCAATATCACAAATAGTGGCTAAATGTGCTGCTACTTCTTTTTTAGTAGGTGGTATTATTTTAAATGTTTGACACCTTGATTGTAAGGGGTCTATAATTCTTTCTACATAATTACAGGTTAAAATAAACCTAGTGGTACGTGAAAATGTTTCTATTATATTACGAAGCGAAGCCTGTGCTTGAATTGTAAGAAAATCTGCTTCATCTAAAATCACCACTTTAAGTGGTTTGAAAGAAGCAACACTTGCAAAACTTGATACTTTATCTCTAATAGTTTCAATTCCCCTTTCATCAGAGGCATTAATATAGAGATAATCACAATCTAGGTTTCTAACACATAACTTAGCAAGGGTTGTTTTACCCGTACCTGCTGGACCATAAAATAAATAGTTCTGTATGTCGTTGTCTGCTAATTGATTAGCAATTGAGGATTTTAAACTCTCATTACCAACATACGTCTCTAAAGTTGTAGGTCTGTGTTTTTCGTTTAATAAACTATTTTCTTTAGTACTCACCATATATAGAGAATTTCTGTTCTTTTGGTTTTTCAATTGTAACTTCTTCTGCGTCTATAGCAAATAATTTGCCTGCTAATGGTGATAATTTATATTCACCCTTAAATCCTGTCTTAGTCATATAAGCTTCTAAGGTATCAGTTAAGGTTTTGTGAACCGGACCACTTGGTTCGTTAGCAATTAATCTCCATTTATCTCCTGGAGGTACTCTCCTAGCGATTAATATATCTTTTTCTATTGTTTTAGTTTCTTTCATAATATGAATATACAAAAAATAAATGGGGAAGACAAGCTTCCCCAATTAAATTATTTAGATTCTGCTACAGATGCTTTTTTATAATCTGTAATTACTCTTTTAATAGCTTGTGCTGCTTTTCTAGCTCGTCCTTGACTAGCTTTTGTAGTTCCACTATTTTCTGCTGCTAAGATATTGAAGTTCGCTTCAATTGTCTCAAAAATTTCCTGTTTTGTCATTTTTTTTTTATTTATTTACTTGTTAATATTAATTTACATCATTCCAGCACCCATTTGGGCATTAGAATCTAACATTCTCATTTTTTCAAGTTGAGAAGTTTTATCTTGGGTTAAAGTACACTCGGTTAACAATACTGTTCCTGCTACTGATGCAGCATTTTCTAATGCTAATCTAGTTACTTTAGTTGGATCTATAATACCTGCTTCTTTGAAGTTTTCAATTGCTTCTGTTTTAAGGTTATATGATTCCCATACATTATTATTTTTAATGATATCACGTGCTAGAATACTAGAGTCTGTATTTGTTATACCAGCATTAGTTAAAATTTGTTCGAAAGGCATACCACAAGCATCATATACAATTTGTGCTCCAATAGTACCTTTAGTAATAGATTCACGTGCAACTAATAAAGCTTTTCCACCTCCAGGTACTATACCTTCTTCAATAGCAGCTTTTGTAGCGTGTAATGCATCGTCAACTCTATCTTTTCTTTCTAACATTTCCGTTTCAGTACTTCCACCTACGTGTACAATAGCTACTCCACCAACAAATTTTGATAAACGGTTTTGTAATTGCTCTTGTTCATATGGGGTTTTACTTTTTTGAATTTGTTCCTGTAATTCATCAACACGTTTTGCTATTGCATCTGTATCTCCTTTACCGTCTACAATAGTTGTTTGTTCTTTGGTAATGGTTGCAATTCTTGCTTCACCAAACCAATCCCAACTAAACTTGTCAAGTTGCATACCCTTATCTTTACTAAATACTACACCACCTGTTAGATTGGCAATATCTTCTAAGACAAGTTTTCTTCTATCTCCAAAATCAGGTGCTTTTACAGCACATACATTAACTGTACCTCTCATTTTGTTTACAATTAAGGTAGCTAGAGCTTCATTATCAATATCTTCTGCAATAACTAATAATGATTTTCCTTGTGCTGAAACAGCTTGTAATATTGGTAATAATTCTTTTACTGTATTTAACCTTTGATCTAAAATTAGAATCGCTGGGTTATCTAAAGTACAAGACATAGTATTATTGTCAGTTACGAAATAAGGTGATTTATAACCTCTATCAAACTGCATACCTTCTACTGTTTCAAGATAAGTATCTCCTGTTTTAGATTCTTCAATGTGTACTACACCTTCTAAACCTACTTTATCAATTGACTGAGCAATTAATTTACCTGTTTCAGGGTCATTATTTGCTGAAATAGTTGCAATTTGTTCCAACTGATCTTCTGAAGAAATATCTTCTGATACTGAACTTCTTAATTCAGATGTAACTTCTTTGATTGCGGATTCAATTTGTCTTTTAATTTCTACAGCGTTTTCACCATTATCAAGATGAGATAATCCTTTTTTAATCATTTCTCTT